CTGTAAAAGTTATGCCCGATTGATATGCCCCGGTAGTGGTGTCAACAATAGCGAAATTTATTGAGCTTATTACTGCTTTATCCCGCTTACAAAACTTATCAAAAATCAATTTAAAACTTGACATATCACCTCTTTTTGTTAGTAAATTCCAGCCTATTCGGGTATACCTAAGTCCGTGCCAAGTATAAGCACATCCTCTCTACTCATGTACGCATATCCGAGGCATACCTCCGCAATATCTTTTAAACATTCCATGTAAGATTTTTTTGTAAACCAGGCATACGGTAGAACATAGTTAATTAATTTTGTGCTGATAGCCCAGGTTAGTTCGGGCATGGGTATACTATCCCTTGCACTGTTCAAAACTATCTCAGCAAAGTCGTACAAGGTTATATTTTCATAAAGTTCGCTTGTGCTATACAAGGCATTACGCAAACCTTCCATTCTGTCCCGGCAAGAGGTGCTTGCCGAAAACTCCGGCTCCTCCACCGTCCAGTCATCCGACCAAAAAGTGCCTAAAATTTGATACTCAATACTTTTGTCCGGCAGTTCGACCCCTATCCAGGCACGTATCTTTCTATTTTTTTTTACCAAAAGATGTAAATGAGACAGAGGGTTTGCCGGGAAAAAAGGGTCTGTGACAAACCTATTTTGGGAGAATATTTTTAAATTCTGAAGGGAGATATCCAGTTCGTTTGACGAAATATTTCCTATAGGTAAAGAGCCATCTTTTACCTCTTTTTCCTCAAGTAAATTCATGCTTATGATATCCTCATCTTCATAAATTTCTATGTAGGAAGTATAGAATTCAAGGATTTTTACAACCCTGTCGGCTTTGCTCCATTTAGAAATAGTTAAAGTCATTTTTCTTGCGGTAAAAATTGACTCATCAATTAGACTTTTGCTCCATCTCAAAAGAGTATTCCCGACCACTGTTTCTGTATACAAGATATTGTCTAACTCATCAAAAATATTTATAATAAAATCCACAGGGTATTCATTGTATGCACTATCCCCGACAACAAGCAAAGCAAAAATAGGTCGTTCGGAAAAACTTAATTCAAGTTCAGGGTATGGCTCTGCAAAAGTTCCATTTACACCGGAAGATATCTGTCCATACCAGCCCATTTGTGCCCCGCCTATTTCAGATATCACAGATGGTGCAGGGTAGTATGTGCCGTTCGGTTTTAAAACACCATCTAAGTGCGCCCATTTATGGGTTGAGGTTTCTACTAAATCGTATGTTTGTTGTGGCCAGTTTATCCTGTTCTCATCATTAGCCACATAAGTAAGATATGGGTCAATAAAGGGGTCTGTCCATGTAATCTCTAATTTTGCATGGAACTTTCTTACCGTTGCCTTTACCGCTGTATTAAATTCCGCCGTGTGTGTGAGCATTTACACCTCGTCCAATACAACGGATACACCGCTCCATAGTCCATTATCCTGCAACAACACAAGGGTCTTATCAAACGGTTGCATTAAGACCGTGTAGTGGTCATAATTTTCCTCCGGCGCGGGAGTGGTGGTGACCTCCTCCGTGACATTGTATATATTTAAAGATAGTTCAGAATCCAGGTCATAAATATCTAATAATTTTTTAAGTTCATCTCCGTCTATCATGCTGTACTCTAAGGTAATTTTATGTTTTTTTGCAATAATATCTTTGACGAGCTTACCCGATGCCGTGCGGTCTTGCCGAGATAGTTCGGTCAGGTCTATTCGAGTAGTCCGGCCAAAAGGAGATAACAATATTTCCTCGCCCAAAAGACCTAAAAAAATATCTCCTTTTTTAGCCATTAATTCCCGCCTTTTCTGGTAGTTTCCGAATATCGAAAAGGCACTAATCTGCGTTCGAGTTCTTTTATTCCCCTGTCATCCCCGATAAATGTGCCAATGTGCCAGTGATGTTCCGTAACTGATTTGTTGCTGCCTCCGGAGGCGCTGCTCCCGGCAAAACCTATACTTTGCGTGGCTGTGCTTGCCTGTTGTATGCCGGTCTTTAGGTCGGATAACCGGGAAAGCAAATCATTTGCCAACATAGATACTCCAGTTTTTAGAGGGAAAACAAGCTCGTCTTCTTTGCCCTCCCCTATCTCCGCTTGTATGCCCCCGCGACGACCCTTAATCATACCGCCCTTGGCAAGGGGTATTGGTCTCGCTGCCACAATTGCTGCCTGAATACCACCCATTATGCCTATAGCTGCGGCAAGAAAAACATTCGGCAGGGCTTTTACTACCGCGACCGCTGTATTTATGCCTATCGAAAACAGTGCGCTTAGTTTGTCTGCTATTGCCTGCTTTCGTGCAGAGGCTTTTTTCTTTTGTTCAAGCTCATTGTCCAATTTTTCTATGGCTGTTTTCTTTTGCTCCGCGTTCATCTTAGAGTTTTCTATGGCCGATTTTTCTGAGTTGTACCAGTTGTCCGTTGCAATTTGTTGGTTAGTGGATAGCTCATTTGCAATATTCATTATTCCAGAAGCAAATTGGCTATATATGTCCATCATGCTTTGTACTTTGTTTTTAAAAGCATCCAAAGAAGCAGTTTTCGTATCCGCTTCAGCCTTAGCAATAAGGTTGCTATAATACAATACTATGTTTGTTTTATCTGCACCAAGTTCTTTGGCTGCTTGTAAAGCTGTTTCCTTTTCAGCCTCCAATATTGCTTTTTTATTACTGCTTTCTGATAAGAGTTTTCCCGTCCAGTCTTTTTCAAAGTCTATTTTTTTCTTATATTTTTCCTCTTCTAAAGCTGTTTCTTTTTGTGTTTCCTCGGCATAGTACTCTGCTCTCATCTTAGCATAATAGGCTGTTATATTTGAGATATTAGCGCCTGATTTTTTTGCCAGAGCCAAAGCTTCTTTTTCTTTGCTGTCTATTTTCCCAAGTTCATCGGTTAACAGGTCGGCAAGTTTTTCGGAGTATTCCGTTTCTATCTTTAGTCTTTCCTCAGCAACTTTTTTCATTGCTGCAAGCTCTTCCTCGGTGTATCTTTTTTTATCTTTTGTTGCCTTTGAGACTTCCTTAATTGCTTCGCTGTTAGTTTTAAGCTCCCCGGTATAGTCCTTAGACCCCTGTATTTCCAGGGCAAGGGTTTTTAAAGCCTCTATTTTTTCTTTATTTGTACCCTCCACCGTGTACCCTAATTTCCCCGCCTGTTGTACAAGCCCCTCTACCGTAGAGCCGAGCAGTTTATTTAATCCAGCTTCATTTTTAACAGCCTCCCCGTAATTGTTTATTGCAGCGGTAAGATAATTAGTGCTGGCAATAAACTCAGTTTGTCTTGCAGTTTTTTCCAGAACTGCATTTTTAGTCTCTTGTTCTTTATTTAATTTTTGATATGCTTTTACCGTGCCATATATCGCTGTGGTAAGAGTTATTGCTGCGGCGGCGGCAAGAAGCCAGGGGTTTGCCAGCATAGCTGTAGTTACACCCATTGTAGCGATCTTTACCAATGCCAGTACTCCGGTTAAGGCTTTTAAACTACCTATAACTTTACCTACTATTATAAGTGTTGGCCCCAGGATAGCAAGCAATCCTGCATACTGAATTATCCCTTCTTTTAAATCAGGATTTAGTTTTCTAAACCACTCAGAGACACCCTTTATCTTGTCAATAAACCTACTTATTGCCGGAACAATTACTTTTTGTATAATTGGGGCAACATCGTCTCTCAATATAGGAATAAACTGCATTGCCAGGGTACGATATGCTGCCTCAAATTGCGCGGTAAGGGTTTTCGTCATAGCGGCGTACTCCGCTGCTGAGTCCAGGCTCTCCCCGGATAGCACAAGACCGAGCTCGTGCGCTTGTTTCCTTGCGCCCTCAAGTTGGTCGGCAGTAAGGCCGAGTACCGGGGCAAGCTCTTCCAGCCCTCTACCAAAAATAGCTTGCGCCATTGAATTGCGTTCCGTGACGTTTCTTACTTCGGATAATTTTTTTAATGTTTCTGGAAAAAGATCGTTCATGTTTCGAACATAGCCACTTGAATCAAAAACTTTTACACCCAGTTCTTTCATAGCCTCGGACGCGGCACCCGTACCTTTAGAAAGCTCGGGAATTTTTTTAGTGAACTTTGTTATACCACTAATAAAAGTCTCAAAAGATACTCCCGCGACACGGGCTACCTGTTCCATCTCCTGCAAGGTATCTGTGGATAGGCCGGTTATTTCCACAAGATCAGTTAGTTTGTCGGCATACTCTGCCGTCTTTCCAGCAAGCAAAGTCATTCCACCAAATAGGGCAATAATCGGGCCGGATAACATTTTTGTTACGTTCGTACCGGTTCTTTCAAAGTCCCGACCTAATTTACCCAAGGAACGGGACAGGGCTTTTCCTTGTTTATCGATATCCCTTAATTGTTTGCCAACGAACTCTATCCCTTTTATACCAATTTCCCCGTACAGTTCGAACATTTTTCTCATTTTTTATTTTTCTTTCTTGGCTTATCCATGTCAATTATTCGCTGAGAAATAGTTCTCGCCTCTTGTACAACCATCTTTTTTTGTTCCTTGGATAATTTTTCTTCTTTTTCGGAAAGGCCCAGGTATTTGAGATAGCTCCCAAAACTCTTTTTTTCCCCCGATCCCATTTGCCAAGCGGTATAGGAGGCAGCAATCATCTGATTTTTTATGCTGAGTTCTTTTTCTTTTATGATCATTTTATATCTAAACTCCGCTTCTATGTAGTCCACTTTGTCAAATTGACTTTGGCTTAAATGATCATGAAAACGCACTTCATCATAAAAATCAATTACTTCTTTATTAAGCCCGGTATCTTTTTGGATAGATGCCAGGCACCTGAAAAAAAACTGGTTATCTCCGGCGCATCAATTATTTGTTGTATCACCTTAACATCCGTGTCGAAAGGTAAGCGCATATACTCCTCCGGTGATACCCCTAATAAGTTAGCCAGCCAAGGTGTCACATCGGATTCAAGAGTTGACAAAAGTAAGTCCAGTACTTTTATTAATATGGTGATGTACGTCGAGTCATCGGAAGCCTTTTCCTCATTTTTGTTCGCCGTACCCTTCACCATGATATTTAAAAGTTGATCATTGCCCGCCTTTTCCCCCACTTTCTTTATCATGGAGGCGAGCAATCTTTGATCCCAAATTGTGAGACTTCTTATTTTTATATCCATAAAAATTATGCTCCGGGTGTGGTTGTGCTTGCCTCAAGACCTTGTGGGTATCTTACCAGATATGGCTCCAGATCTAAATTGTCCGTATCAAAATGTGCGGAGAACGTCATGGCAAGAACGGACTCCTCATTATCCACTGCGGATATTTCGAAATTGCCATCGGCCAATGCATTTTTTAACAGGCAAATTATAGGTAATTCCGAGCCACTTACCTGACCTATTAGAGCAATAGATGAGTGGTAGTCTCCCAGAGCTATTGCAAGGGATCTTTTTATCTCATCGTGTGTAGGGGTGCTCGTGGGGTGGTCTGTGATAGCCGAGCCAGGAAGAGCCATTTTTATAATGTCAGAGGAAAACTCCACAAAATTGCAGACCATTTTTGCATCCACTTTTGTTATACGCCGACTGCCCTTTACCTTCCCTTTTGCCCCATCTACGGGCATGTCTCGGTATTCTGTCTCAATCGTAAACGTCGTACCCCCTCGTGTTGCACCTAACAAAGTCCCGGGGTCTGTTTGATCCACATAGTTCAAACGCACCTCCCCGGAATCGATAACAAAATTTTTGTACGTAGTGTCCGTTATTCCGTGATATCTCATTCTAAAACTCCTTTAAAAAAGTTGATCTATATATAATATACATTAAAACCTATAGCTGTTGTACCCATTTTTTTCTTCCTGCCCGGGCAAGAAATTGCATGTTATAGTGTATGTCCCTGGGGTCTGTTTCCTCGACATAAGAGCCAGCAAAAAAAACTAACCTTATTTTGGAGTATCTTTCATGCTCTATTTCCGCTCTGTCAAGCAAAAACTCTATTCGCTCTATAGCTTTATTGCTGTTAACTCTTGATTTATCATAATCATATAAGTCTATCAGTACAGTAAATTCTTGTACCGCAGGGCATTCGTTCGATGACCTGTCTATCTTAAAAATAATGAAAGGGGTCATGGCTGCCTTCGGTGCTCTTTCTGCAAAAATGGCGGGGGAGGAATCAAAAACAGTTAGCAAAGAAGCTAAGGTATCATCCTCAGAAAGTAACTTTATTATTGCGGACTCGAACATTATAGGTACCTCTCAGATAATATTTTTTCTACAGCGTCTTTTTCCTCGGAAAAGGTGGGCCGCATAAATGGTCTTGCTTCTACTCTTCCCGTGCTTTTATTTTGTTTTTTATTCTTCCTCTCCACCGTCCCGAACTCCATAAGGTGTGCGTGACTCGCTGGTGGGCCTACGCCCACCTTAGTTGTTCTTGTATCCATGTTATCCGAGTAAGTTATTCCTTTTTTTAGATTGCCCGAACGCCTATGGGGAGGCTGTCCGGGGGAGGAGTTCCCACCTTTTTTGTTTACTTTTTCTCTCATTTTTGACACAAGGTGCTGAGCAGCTTTCTTTCTGTTTTTCCCCTCATCTTTTTCTACATCTCTTAAAATATTGTCCACTATGCTTTTATATTTAAAAATCTCCCCACTCATCTTAATTCCTTGCATGTTAAAATCAATACGTAGTCCTGTTCTTGTATGTTTTCTTCAGTTAAAATTTCAAAAATTCTTCCCTTAAAAACAATTCTGCTGTTTTCGCTGATCTGAGTATAACCTCTCATTTTAAGCAGATGTGTTGCGGTTACATTTATTGCACGATAGGCCCACACTTGTTTTGCCTGTATTGGATATATGGCCGCTGGAACGTTGCTTATGGTCGTCTCCCAAGTTTCATTAAAACCTCCCTCGCCGTCCGATGTGGATACTCTATCCTGTATATCTACTCTGTGTCGCAGCTCTGTAGCCAGAGATTTTTTACCCTCTTTTTCTATCATTCGAAAATCCTCTCCGGGTTCAAAATATCATAAAAAGCCTGGGGTATCTTATCTATCTCCCCACTTCGATTCTCATTTCTGTACGCACAATACAAGCAAATTGCATCTTTCACGGTCTCAGGAACAGTATTTTCCTCAGGAGAAGGGGTTGTCGATGTGCCAGCATACAGTATTTTATATCCTGCTGTGTATGTTATGATGAGTGAGTTTAATGAGCGCAGTATGTTTGTTGGCCAATATTTGTTGTAAGCAAGATTTACTCTGCCTGGCTCAGAGTGTTTATCCAAAATAAAATCTGATAGACTGGCTAACGTGAGGTTGCCAAGATAATCATAGTAGGAGATGCTTATAATGTCTATCACTGGTGGGTATGGTAATCGTATCGGGAGGCACGGGTATTCGTCGAAGCTCATCTCCCAGGTCTGTTGGCAATAAGCCCTCCTCTGATATGTCTCCGCCAGCCTGCGTGCGGCACTTATCCAATTAGCGACAATGGTATCCTCCACATCATGATCTATGTGGGTATATTTTTTAACCTCCTCTACTGAGATGGGCTCTTCGATCGGAGGCACTATTAATTTTAAACTGTACTCCATTGTTTTACACCCTATTTCCGGTTATTTTCAACCTTTTTTATGGTTTGTTTGTTTTGTTTTTTGCTGATATCTTCCTCTGCAAGACCGGCAAAAATCAATCTTTTTGCGATATCTTCGGGGTACTCCCCGTTTATGTCCGGGGCAATAGATATTCGATACTTCAATTTTAAATACATAAGCTCTCCTGTATTTTTTTTGTTTTTTCATCCCCAAACATTTTATAAACCGGGGCAAGATCTAAGGATAGTTCCACAAAACCTAAAACATAATTTCTTATTCTGTCCTCTGTCTTAAGAGGGTACGGTATTCCTCGGCCCTGGTTACAAAACATATGCATCCATATCATGTTTGGATAGCACCATACTTCCCGTCCTGCTTTCCTGTATTTCTCTTGGATATAGCCTGTTTCCCCGCCAAAACCTTTAAATTTTGGATTAAAACCTAACCAGGAGTCTTTTTTAACAGCAAAAAACCCTGCTCCCATAGCCCATATTTTAAATGGTTTTTCCGGTAGTGTTGTTACAAGCGGCCCCCAGATTCCCCACATATTTGCTCTCCATACTGGCAGCCATTCACACCAATATTTGTTTGCACTCGCAAGCATCATTGGCCCCTGTATCATGTCATCTCCGGGGGGAGTTTTGTCCAAAACACCTTTTTTCATCAGTATGTGGGAGTCGATGCACAGCACATAATCCCCTTTGGCAACTTCAAAAATACGATTTTTTGCCGCACTAACTCCGGTTACTTCCGTGTATTTTTCATACCGAACGACACCATTTCCAGAGTCTTTTATATATTTTTCAAGCCCTTTATCCCCAAAATTATCAACAACCACAATCTCACAATCAGTGAGGTCATGGTGCATCCGCAGGGATTGAACCGTAAAATATACCTCTGTGAGATTATTGTAGGACGGCATACCTATTGTCCACCTCATGTTGATATTTCCTCTTGCGTCATAGGTTCTTTTTCTTTCAGCTTAAATTGCTTGTAGTCTATCTCCGGGTAGCCATATGCATTTTTATACTCTCCCCCGGCACTTGCCGCAGCATACGCAACAATGGTATCCTTGTCCTTACCTAATATACATTTTTGTTGCATATTTATCATACTTTCTTTAAATTTTGCATTGTCTTTTGATTTTATGCCATGAAAAAAGAAG